ATAGTTAAAATTGCTTTACCTAAGTTGTTAGTTTTAGAAATAATCTCTTCATCTTTACCTGTTAGTTCACGAACCTCTGCAGTTCTGATGACCTCCCCAGCGGCGTTTATATAGCCGCCAGGAAGTTCAACAGTTGTATCTGAAGGAGATACGATTTCAGGCATTCTTTCTTTTGGCGTTTCAGTTAACGCCTTGTTTAACATTTGATTTGCTAATGCGGGATTAGCCGCTGCACTAATGGTGTTCGTCATTGTTATCCTTTGTTAGATTAAACGGTAAATGCTGGTGCGCTAGTTGCTAGAGATGATGCAAAGTTGATATTGAATCCCTCGTGTACCAAGGTCATCTGTTCAACAAGTAAAGCATTATCACCAGCGTTTAGGTCTGAGTATGCTACAGCGGTTGGCCATGCGTTATAAACTTCAAAACGCATTGCTATGTGATCAGTTGCTGATGGAGTGTTCTGAGGAGTTTCACCCGCTGATGGAATTGGATGAGACAGTACTTGAATCTCTAAGTTGCAACGGAAGTTCTGCTCTTTACCACGGGTAGTTCCTCCACCTTGTACTGTAGCAAACAGATTTCGCATCCACTCATAGTTTTGATTAGTTCCAAGAATTACACCACGTTGTAATGTAATTGGAGCAAAGGTTGTTTGCCCTGGAATCTGGTGAACAGTGGTGTTGTATCCACCTTCACGGTAAGGAATAGAGTCGGTTGTAACCGCCATTCCAGAGATTGATGTAAACCCAAAAGTAGTGGCAGCAGCCAAGTTTGTTGTTGCAGTGCTTGCTGTTGGGATAGGTTTAAACGTAACTAAAAATCTAAAGTTACGTAATGGATCGGTAATTAAACTTGACCGATTATTAATGATTGTAGGCATTTATTTATTATCTCCTTCGGATTAGTTCAGCGTCTTTTGGCTGAGGTCGATGACGATGAACTCTGCTGGGTATTGAAGAGCAACACCAACTTGAATGTGAACTTCACCATTTGCAATATCTGCATCTGAGTTGTTCTCTGCGTCGCACTTTACAAAGTAAGCCTGTGATTGGGTTGCCCCACGAAGACCACCTTGATTGCGATACTCACTTAAGAAGGAACCGATATTAGTATTAATACGGGCCCACAATCTTTCGTCATTATTTTCAAATAATGCAAACTCTGTTAAGTTCTTTAGATTCTTGCGAATATAAATTAAAGAACGACGCATGTTTACATACTTGTTTGCAGTTCCATCTTGCTTTAATGTACGAGCACCCATTACAGAAAGACCAGCGCCAGGAATTTGGCGAATTGGATTTACTGGAGAAGTACTTGCATTCATGGTATCTAACTCTGCAGATGTAAATGTTTTTTCTACAGAGACAATTCCTAACACTGGAGTTGAAATTCCAGCAGGTGCTTTGAATACACCACGGCTTGCATCTGTTGATAAGTAAAGACCAACAACTGCGCCAGTAGGTTCAATCTTACGAAGTGCTCCAGAACTACGTCCAAGTGGATCTGAAATAAAGATATTTGGATAGTAGACAGCAGCGTTGCTTGTATCAGTAAGAGATCCAGCAAAAGAAACAGCATTTGCTACTGTTAGATCTGGATCAGTCCCAATAACAACAAAGCCGTTATTTTCTTCTGCCCAAGAGGTTGCTGCATCAAATACTCCGACTGTTCCAGATGCTAATGCATTTGCAACAGGTAAGAACACAACTAGTGGACGATCAAGAGATGTGAATCTCTCAAACACAGAATCCGAAGTTCCTTTGTAAGCAGTGTAATCGGTTGCAGCAGTAGCGGTTCCATTAGAACCACTTGTTAGTGGATAAGTGGCTGCAACAGGGTCTGTTCCAGATAGTCCACTTGCTAAAACTTCAATTTCAATATTTGGAGAAACAAGATTAATAACTGTTTCAGCAAAGTCACTAGAAGTTGCGTCATCAAATACTATATTTTCATATCTCTCTAATAGTACATCATCAGAAATGTCATTAGCAACACCTGATTCTTTATACAGTGTCAGAGTAAAGGTGCCTGATACAGAACCTGCAGTAACAACAACTCTTAAGTTGTTACCGTCTGTCCCTGCATTTTTAGATGTAACAGTTGCAATTTGTGCAGAGCCATTAATAATGTTTCTAGAAGCAGCAACAGCGTTAGCCGCAAGTAGACGTTGAACATACAGTTCACGTCCGCCATTTGCAAAGAATGAGCCAACCTGGAAGGTGGCTGGATAGGTTGCGTTGTAACCTCCGAAGTACTTGGTAAATTCATACCAAGAATTAACAAGGGTTACTGTTTCTGGGCCTTGTGCAAAAGGTGCAACAACTGCGCCAGCAGCATTTGCAGTAACTCCACTTGGGAGTACTGGTGGTAGTAGGCGTTCACTTATGTAAACACCTGGACGGCTATAAGCCATTTTTTCTCCTAACTAGTTTGGGGGAGGGACCTTATGGTGCCGATTGAGTGTACGTATCGATGGTAGTGAACTGAGAGCGACCAAGGGTCTGACTTCCAGTTGTACCTGTGACGTTTATTTGCAACACTTTGTACATCTGTTTATATGTTTCAGCCGCAATCTCAGAAGAGACACGGACCGTCATAGCATTTACAAACAGTCGTTTTCCTTGTTCAGTAATATCTCTCTTAGATATATCAAGAACGTCTAAACGACGAGTAGTTCCAAATACAGTATTTGGTCCTGTGTTTAACACAGCAAACCGTAATGGAACTTTTGTAAATAACAGTTGAGATAAAATTTGACGATCATGACGTGGCTGACGAGAGTATGAGGTAATTTGGTAATCAATATTTACAGGAATTGGATAATTAATTTCCCAATCATGCTCATCAGTGTCCCAAGGGGTATCGTTTCCAATGACTGTTGGGTTAGTTAAATATGCTGGTTTTACCTTGCCTCGCATAGCACGAGAGAAGTCTTCAGAGATGTCGACCATATCAATGGTGATGTAAGGGTATGACTGGGCACGAATTTCCTGATCAGGTTGTCCAAACCAGACTCCTACTTTTCGAGTAGTGCCTGGTGTAGCAGTTCCACCTGAAGCAACACTTGCAATGTTTGCATTTGTTTTTGCGTACTTAAATGTAGTAGGAGTCGGAATTAATGTAATGTTGTAGGTGCCATTAAAGGCAGTTGCAGTACCAGCAATAGTAACCGTGTCTCCAACTTCAAAGCCGTGCTCTGTTGATGTAGTTATTGTAACTACATTATTAGTAAGCGCTCTATTTGTAATAGTTTTTGCCGTAGCAGAAGAGGCCTTCTGATCAGTAACAGTCATCTCTTTTAACAAGTCTCTCAGCGCTTCATCTTCTTCTAAAAGGAAGGTCATAGGTAGCCATCCATATGCTGCACGGTGCGGGCTAACATAAATTTCTCAGACTCTTGCTGACGATTGTTAAAGCGACGCATAGCAGCAGTTGGTTGAGTGCTTGGAGTTCCGTACTCAAGATCTAATATATCTGCCTTGTGGTCTGGGTTGCCGTGAATAGTAAAGGCACCATCAGAGTAACGGACATGGAGGTTTCGTACAATTTTTTCAGGCCAACCTGATGCTCTAGCCTCTGATCGTAAATGAGCGCCCATGAACCTTGTAGTTTCTACACTGGCTCTATTTAAAGACTCTCTGGCTTTTTTTAGGTAGGTCACTTCTTTTTCTTCGCTTTCGCTTTTGCTTTGGAAGCAACGTAGACAGCACCAGCAAGATAGGCTGCGGTTGTACCTGCAATTAGCGATGCGATAGCGGGACGCTTTTCTTTAGGGCGGAATCCAAACACACCCCGAATAAACTCTTCACGTTCGCCTTGATTATTAATCTCAGCGGCTTGTTCGTACCAAGGCTTGTAAGCCATAATAAATAACCCCTTTATCGCAACCTGTGGGAACAGTATTCAGGCACCGCAGCGGTGTTCTGATATAGCAATGATAAATGAAAAAGCCACCCGTAGGTGGCTTAGTCATTACTTCTTTTTCTTTTCTCGCTTGTCTTCAGCCTTCTCGCCTTTCTTACCTTCTTTGGCTTCGTGCTTCTTAGACATAGCCTTAATCTTCTTTATATTAGCAACATCCATCTTGCGGTCATCCTCTTGGGACTTAGGCTTGCGATGCTTCTTATCCATCTTTTCAAACTTGGCCTTCTCTTCTTTATCCAATCCCTTTGTGGTCTTGGCATCCTGCTTCTTGTCAGAGGCCTTGGTGTACTTCATTAAACGATTTTCTTTTTCTTCTTCTTCTTTAGCGCCTTAAAATCTGCGCCAGTAATTTTATCAGCAGGCTTTGCAGCGTTAGCAATCTTCATCTGCTTAGGGCTTAGTGACTTCTTCATTACTTACCCTTCTGGCAAGTGGAACACTTGCACTTGCAGTTCTTCATTGTGCATTTAAGAGCCATTATTTTTTGTCCTTCTTCTTCTTATCTGTCTTCTTCTTAGCATACTTTTTATTAGCAGCGGCTAGAGTTTTCTCTCCATGCTTGTTCTTAGGCTGCATACAGCCACAGGTAGCGCACATTATTTACCCTTTGGCTTTGGCTTGGCTTTTGGACCTTTACCGAATCCTGGCTGACCCTTTTTCTTACCACATCCACATGTTGCACACATTGGCTTTTCCTATCTATGTCTTGCCGTTTTTTTGGCAATTGATTTGGGTTGTTTTACAAACTGCTTCCCCTTGCTATTGCCTTCTGCTTTAGCACGGTTGGTAGCAGCCTTTTCTGAAGGAGTAAGAGTATCCCACGCTTTGTCTGGTAGGTAACGCTTTTTGCCTTTAGATTCTTTGCCATCTGAAGTGCGCCATTTTTCATTGCCCCACTTCTTCAGGGATTGTTGTGATTTTGCAAGAGCCATCTTAGTTCTTATAACCTCCGCCTGACTTCTTATACTCAGCAGCAAGAAGTTGAGCCTTACGAGCAGACCATTCTCCTGGATCTCCGCCCTTAGTTCCAGCCTTTATCTTTTTAAATAAACTCTTACGCATTCCAGGCTTAGTGTAATTACCAGCCTCATTTACTTTTGACTTTGGTTTTGCTGCTTTTTTTGGCACTCTTAACTCCTCCACTTTTTGGTACACAGTTAGGAACTCTCTTACCATTCTTCATCTTAAAACCTTTTTGAACGTAACCTTCCCAACAAGCCACTAGCAATCCCACTTTCTTAGTGCTAGTGCTTTACGAGTTGGCTTGCCATTCTTTTCCATAGGTCCTGGCATTCCACCCATCCTTGCACAGAATGATTTACGACGGGCTGCAGACTTCTTAGACTTCTTTGCTTGTTTAGCAGATACGGGAGGCTTTAATGTTCCACCAGTTTCACGCTTGTATGATGCACGACCTTTAGCATTTAATCCACCCTCTGGATTTTTGCCTTCTTTACGTTGCCACGCTGCTGTCTTTGCCATTATCTTCCCTGACTTCTATGAGCATTGCTCTTGTGGAATTTCTGCACGGCCTTCACGCCTTGCTTTATGGTTCTTGATCCACCCTTTTTTGTGAGGTTGATTTTATCCCACTTACCTTGATTTGTATTAGTGTGATCAACAATAACGTCGCCCTTTTTATTTTTAAAAACTTTATGAACTACCCTGGCTTTTTTTCCAGGAATACCAGTAGTAAGAGTTACTGGCTTCTCTTCCTTCTTCTTATCAGCCATCAGGTCACCGACTTCTTATGTTTATAACGAATTGGGGCTTTAGGCTTTCTCACTATGCCGCCCTTCTTTCTTTTTAATCTGGCACCGCCAGCCTCATACTTACTCTCAGTAACATTTGTTTGGATATTCTTTTGTGGCTGCTTACCAGCCCTTGCTCCGATGTTTCTGCGCCGTCTAGCCATTACTTACTCTTTTTCTTCTTTGACATTCCTGCTTCGCTCATTGCAATAGCAACAGCCTGCTTCTTTGATTTAACAACTGGGCCTTTACCAGGACCCTTCTTACCTGAGTGCAACTTTCCTTCTTTGTATTCTTTCATAACCTTTTCAACTTTGCCTTTTGCTTTTTTAGTTGCCATCATCATCCTCTTCTATTTGGTCATCTAATTCTACCGCATCAAACTCAAAGAGAGAGGGGTCTAATAACTCCTCAAAGTTTCCCATGGCTAATTTGCGTATGCTTGGAACTGAGGATCATTTACTAACTCCTCTGAGTTGACTAGGTTGCAGTCTATAGTTACTACTGAGTAACGTTCGGCGTATCTTCCACGAGGCAAGACTCTTGTAGGTACAAATACTGCATCTTGGAATACGACACGATCCTTGATGTGTTGGTTTGGATCAGTAACCATTGCTGGAAGTAATCTATTTATATCTGCTACAGAAACAACGAGGCGCAGAGTATCTACTACGTAGAATCCTCGTTCATTCATTATGTTTGTACCACGCATTAACTGCGCCAAAATTACGGGCAAATCAAATGGGTCATTCCATCTTCGGCCCTTAGTAGGATCTTGATTTGATACATCATAAACTGGATCTACATAATTTGCATAGTCTGCAGCAAGAGCCGCTTCATCCCAAGTCCACCAGTCAACAACAGTTCCAACAGGATCACGAAGTTCATCAACCATGCCCTCATCCATAGAGAGGGTTTCAAACCCTATCTTAAATCGTCCCTGGACTTTAGAGCCACGCATAATGGACATTCTCCCCTATTAGGGGTATAAATAAAGTATAAAATTAACCTTTGCTATTCCAGTATAATTTATAATAATCCTCGTTTAATTGAAATCTTTTAATATGCATTGGGATGGCTCCAGTATGAGCCACTAGTTGAATCCCAACACTTTTTAGATTTTTAAAAAAGACTATATCTTCACTTATAAATTCATTGTTATCTAAGTACTTTTCTGCAAAAAGGTGTTGATCAGGGTACTTATCTCTAAGTATTGGAATAATTGATTTATGCAGTAACACCAATCCCATACCAGCATAGTCACATGTAATTACTTGATTTTCAGGCAAAGGATGCACATATGCAACGGTGTTCTCTGAATGTTCAACAAATAGAGCAGGAAATGGAACCATTAAAGAACCGTCTAAATCTTTTGCAATAAAATACGTGCCACTAACTACTGGAAATAATTTAGAGTCAGCAGCATCCCAAAGTTTTTTTAAAATAGGTACAGTCATACGTATATCAGAGTCTATACATAATAACCAATCTGTTTTTACATCTTTTTCCCAACAATTAAATAAAACGTTACGTTGACGACCAATTTGATTTCCTTCAACTCTTATAGTTGAAGTAATTTTCATACCACTTAATGGTGAAGTTAAAACTGTTTCAATTAATCCTTCAGTAAACTTACCATCAACAGTGCCATTATCGCACCAACCAATTGCAACAGTCTCAATCTCTTTTATCAATTGTTTTCCATCCTATTATTTATACTCTTTTTTAAACCAGTATCTAGTTTTATAACTATCAAAGAATGATTTACGTAACACGTTTATAAGTGAATTAACTTTACGAAGTTGAATATCATCACCTAAATTAAGTTTCCAACCATCTCTTTTAAAAGGTATTACTTGAGCAATTGGAGTTCCGCATGGAATTAATCCTTCAAATTTAGGATCATTTAATACAAATGGAAAATTAACTGGTGCAGTGTAGGTATCTGTATCAACAATACCAGGAAGTATTGTAAAAACTGATTCTCTATGTAAAGGTTGTAAAAACATGCACGAATAACCTTTTGGAGTTTCAATAG